AACCCTTGCTGCTCGATCTCTTCACTAATCTGCTGACCGTTGTACGGATCGTATGCAACTGAATCGACCCTATATCTTCGCAGATCTCTCACCATGTCAACGACCATTTTCGACACTGGGTACTTGGTGACCTGCAACAAATCTTTATGAACCCATTCCGAGAACGGCTTTACTGCCAAGTCTCTTTTTGTATCTGTTGCAATATATGCGTACGACTTTGCTTCGTACCTGAAGATCGGTTCGCCGTCGTCACCGTATCCATCTTGGAACCGGGCTGTCAGACTATACGAACAGAAATCGTCTCTTCCTCCGAGATCGATTCCGCATCCTATAGCGTCCGCTTTATTCCAGTCTGACAACGCACCTTCTGCCTTGTCCCACTCATTGAGGTTAAACGCTCGACTAGTGCTGCTAACTAGCTGATTAGCGTGATATCGCCTAAACCTGTTTAAAGCTAGCTCGTCATGAGATGCTTCGATCGCCATCTGCTCTAGGTAATCAGCCTTTAGAGATACGCTCAGGTTTGGATTAGCCATTATCCAGTTATTCGGATCTAGAACATCTTTGTCTTCGTCCACCTGAAAGTGATACCCAAAGAATTGTTCGTCTGCAAAATCGCCAGCGAGAATGGATTTAGCATAGTTGTACTCGCTCATCCAGATATTGCTCTTGTCATCTCCAGCAGTCGTCAGTGTTAGCAGCAGAGGTTGCGACCTCGAGCCGCTACCAGTCTCGAGAGTGTCGTAAAACTTTCTATGCGTCTCTCTCCACGCATGGAGTTCGTCTTTTATACAACATGTGGGATTCAGCCCATCGAAGGGCTTGTCTGATCCTAAGCAGCGAATCGAGCCTAAATTGTGCTTAAACTTGATCTCTTTATTGATGTTCGTTGACATCTCGCTAATGTATCTGCTCTGAGCCCTCATTCGCTCTATCTCAGAGTAAATAACCTTAGCCTGCTCTTTTTTTGTGGCAGACAGAACCACTTCTGCAACGCTTTCTAGGCTTCTCGTTTTAGGGTTGATGTCGAAGCTCGCCATCATGATTGCAATGGCCGCACCTATACAGCTTTTGCCATTCTTCCTGCCCATGCTCCAATAGACTTTGCGGAACCGACGAGAGTCGTCATCGTCTCGCTTCCATCCAAATATGTTGGCAATCGCAAACGCTTGCCATGGCTCGAGGATAAATGGCATCGACTTGAAGTCGCCAATGCTGTGGCAGATCATGTTTTCAATAAACTCAATCGCCACTTCTGCTGCTAACTTGTCAAAATGATATGGAAAGCTTTTGGTCGATTCCTTTGACAGATCATTGACATGACGCTGAACCGCTTGCTGCACTAGCTGACACGCGACAATGTTGCCACTCAGGACATCATCGACGTATCCATCAGCTTTTTTGAGTGCAGCACTTGCAATCACTAGTTGCTGCTCCTGTCTTGCAGTTTATTAAGAAGCTCACCAAATGGATTTTTTTCTTCATCCTGCTTCAAGCTTACCAACCTGCTTCGCGACGATGGCGACAAACCAAATTCAGGAATTATCTTGTTCATCTGCTCCCGAAACTTATGCATATCGGTCGCGACTGGATGCCTTCTTACATTGCCCTGATTGTCGATCACTGTGTATGCGTTCTCGATAACCATTTTCCTGCACTCAAACCAACCGACATATGCGGTGCAGTATGCTATTAGTAATTCACGATTTGAAGTGTCTTGAATTCCTTTCTGTTCAAGATCGGCACAGAGTGCATACCAAACCTCTAGCTCTAGGTCTCCAAACCATTCGGGAGGATCTGGGCTCAACCCATCGATGACGGGTCTCTCTTTGTTTTCTCGGTTAGGATTCTTTCTATAGCTTCCGTTGTGCTCATGCACTTCGGGTGCTAGCGGCTTTCTTCCTCTTCCCATGATCAGTTCCTGTATTTACGAAGTTTCCCACCGTGGCGACGTTTGTGGCACTCGAAACACAATGCTACCAAATTCGATCGCTCATACATTAAATGCGGAGCGACTTGCGATCCTTTTATATGATGTACTTCTTCGGATGGGCGAACCCTCCCTTCCGACTCGCAGTCTTCGCACAATGGCCGCTCCATTCGGATGTCCCGGCTAAGTCGCGTCCATCTGCTGTCATACCCTTTTGCCGATGCTTTGTGCCTATTGCCATCGCATCTTTCACAAAAGTCTTTAACAACTGCGCCGCACCGACAGAATCGTTTGCTCATCCTAGCCAGCCAGCATCTGAAGTTGTCGATGTTGCCGTCAAAATAATTTCGGACGAATCATCGCTACTTACAGTCACATTCACATTTGCTGGAGTCTGATACCCAGATGGAGGACTTGTCACGAGCGTGTACGATCCTGCATCTAAATTGAACACAACCTGCCCCGATGAGTTGCTTGTCAACGTACTTGCGGTTCCATCAATATTGACTCTCGCACCACTAATCAGATTATCAGACACATCTTTTACCGTGACCGTAAGACTGTAAATGCCAGTTCCAGCCGTCGCCCATGCAATATCTCCACGGTCTCGAATTGCCTCGAGACTGTCTGTAGTGTCGTCGAATGTCCCGCCTTTGATGTCTGTCAGGTGACTAATGATCGTAGTCTGATTAGCAGCAGTCGCGTCTCCACCAACCACTGTGGCCGTAGCATCAACTGAACCAGGTACAGTAAACGTAAGCTCGTCTGTCTTAACCTTGATCGCGTCCACGATGCCGTCGATAGTGTCAACGCTTGCCTGTGTCGCAAGGGCTGAGACATCAGCTTTGAATGCGTCCTCGTTGCTTCCTGACACAAAGTACTCATATATCTCACTGACAGGATGAGAATGATCTGGCACGACAATGAACTCATCAGAACTACTTGGAGCAGCAGTCAAAGCCTCCTGCAATGTAATGCGTCCATTGGTCGAGTTGTAAGTGTCAATCGGTCGAGCTTCGCCAGCAAGACTTCCACTTGTAAACAACAGAAGCAGATGATCGTAAGCACCTGTCACAGCCGTCAGGTTAGTATCAAATGCCGATGCAGTTGGTGTACCTGATACTTCACCATCGGCAAGCTGAGTAGCTTTGAGTGATTGCCAGAAAGCACGCTCGATTGTGCCGGGAGATCCTTTTGTCAACGTGTATGCCAAGAACGCAGCACCAATGGCATCATTGGCCGCAGAGGATAGTGCATAGCCTGTCTTATCGTTGTTTGTTCCGACTGTTACAGACTGACTTGCAGGATCGAATGTAGACAAACCCGATACATCAGCCTTGAACGCATCTTCATTCGATCCGCTGGTAAAGTATGTATAAATGTCCGCAGGAGATGTCCCGCCTGTTAGGCTGTTAGCATCGACTTGGTTAGCAACAGTAAATGCAAGCTGATCTGTCTTTGCTTTGATTGCATCGACGTTTCCATCGACTACTGCAAGATCCGCTGCGGTAGCCAGCAGACTTACATCCGCTTGTGATGCCGTTCTCGATGCAGCATCCGTAGCGACTGGATTGGTAACGCTTCCAACAGTCGTGACGTTAGCAACAGTGTCCGCAGTCGGATCGAAGTCATTAAGTGCTGCAATACTCGCAGCGGTTGCAAGTGCAGATACATCAGCTTTACTAGCTTCGCGGCTTGCTGTGTCTGTGATAACCGTATCAACGGTATTGTCAAACGTCGATGCGTTGTCGGTTCCACGTTCATCTGCAACCATGACAACCGGCACACCATAGGTCGTCCAAGCTGTACCACTGATGTCACCGTTTACTTTGCAAATCAACCGATCTCCTTCAGCCGGAGCAGGAGTTACGCCTGAGAAAACAATCTCATAGATACCCGTTGCGATTGTATTAACAGTCGGTGCTGCACTGTAGCCGTTAAGCCTTGTTGTCGTTGTGTCGATGGTGGCAGCAGCGTGTGCGCCGGTACTGTCTATTACGTTGACTACCACCTTAATGTCATCGCCTACATAGGCAGTTTGTTCTCTACTCAATTTTTTACCTATTAAGCTAGTGGGTGAAAAACGGAACCGCCGCCGCCGC